CCGCCTCGGGCTCCTATGCGGCGGGCAATACCCTGGCGTTAGCCGGCGGCACGAAGTGGTCGGCCGCGACGGGCACGCCTGTGACCGATATCCGGGCCGCCGCGGAGGTCATTCGCAAAAAGGCCGGTGTACGTCCCAACACGATGATCTTCTCGGCTGATGCCTGGGCGGCGTACGAAGGCAACGCCGAGGTCAAGGGCTATCTGCCGAGCACTCAGACCGGTCCTGCAACGGTCGACCAAGCCAAGGTCCAACTGAACGTCAAGAACATCTACATCGGCGACGCGATCTGGAAGAACGAAGCCGGCGTGGGCCAGGACGTCTGGGGCAACAACGCGATCCTGGCCTACGTGCCCGAGATTTCGTCGACGGGTGCCAACGTCAGCCTGGCGCAGCCCGCCTTCGGCTTCACCAACGTGATCGAAGGCCACCCGTTCGCCGAGGCGCCGTACTACGAGAACTCGTCGAAGAGCTGGATCTATGGAGGCACGTTCGAGCGCAAGCCCAACGTTGCTTACGGCGAGGCCGGCTTCCTCTTCACCAACCCGAAGTGATTTTCGAGCGGGAGACGTAGAGCCCGCGTATGCAGGCCGGCCGAACACCTGAAGCCGGCGACCGTAGCGTCTGACGAACCCCCGGGCCGGCCGGCCCGGGGCGTAGCAGGCCAAGCAAGGAAGAGAACATGCTCAAAGCCAAGATTGCCATCGAGACCTTCATCGAGGGCGAGCGCACGCGCTTCGAACCGGGCGAGACGGTGTTCGGACTGCATCTGTCCGACGAGATCGCGCTGAAAGCCAGTGGTGCGATCGTGGACACCGAGGAAATCGCCGAGGAGGCGGAGTTCGCGCGGCTCAAGGAAGGCGAGGCCGCGAAGGTCTTTCAAGGCGCTCGCCGGTACGTCCAGCTGCAAAACGAATCGCTCACCCAGGGTGTCGCACCGACCGGCGCAGAAGGTGGTGCCACGACTGGCTCCGGTGCCGACGGCACGCAACAAGCGCAGAACGAATCGCTGACCCAGGACATCGCACCGCCCAGCGCAGAAGGTAGTGCCACGACCGGCTCCGGTGCCGACGGCACGCAACAAGCGCAGAACGAATCGTTGACCCAGGACATCGCGCCGACCAGCGCAGAAGGTAGTGCCACGACCGGCTCCGGTGCCGACGGCACGCAACAAGCGCAGAACGAATCGCTGACCCAGGACATCGCACCGACCGGCGCAGAAGGTAGTGCCACGACCGGCTCCGGTGCCGACGGCGCGCAACAAACCGGGGCGCCGCCTGGCGGCGCCAAGCCCATCCTGAAGCAGTCCCCCAAACGCGCCGCCAAATCGCCCGGCCGCAAGAACACCTGACGGTGGAAGCGTCACCTGCGCAGTGGTGAGCTGGCCGGCGGCCTTCGAATCAACCCACCTGGAGCACCATCATGGCTTCGCAGAACAACACCGGGCGTCAGTACAACAAGACGCACGCGGTCACCATCGTCGCGACCGCGGCCGTGGAGCAGTATCGGTTCATCGCCTACGACGGCACTCATGCTACGTCGGCCGGCGGCACGAAGGACTCGCAGGGCATCACCGAGACCGCCGGTGCAATCGGCGAGGCCGTGTCCGCCATCACCGCCTACTCCGGCCTGGTCGTCGCGTCCGAGGCGATCGCCTTCGGAGCGTTCGTCAAGCCCGCCGCTGATGGCACAGGCCGCGCCGCGGTCGGTGCTGCGGACGATTACTGCGGCCGCGCCCTCGGTGCCGCCACCGCTGCGGGCGACATCATCGAGATCCAGCCGCTCACGCACGTTCATCCGGCCGCATAAGGCGCAGCAATGGCCTACGCAACCGCCCAGGACATGATCCAGCGCTTTGGCGAGCCTGAACTCGCTGAGCTGTCGCCAGACGACGACGGTACGCTGAATCCAGTACGCATCGAGACCGCGCTGTCCGATGCGGCTGCGTTCGTCGACGGCTATGTCGGCCAGGTGTACCGGCTGCCGCTACGCGGCTGCGCCAAGCCCAGCACGGGCGGCGGCGTCGAGTATGTCGCGCCGCCCCAGCTCGTGCGCCTCTCGTGCGACCTGGCGCGGTTCTACCTCTACGACGATCTGGCGCCGGAAAACGAGGTAGCCCGACGCTACAAGGCCGCACTGGTCGAGCTGGACAGCATCGCCGCGGGAAAGACGCAACTTGCCTGCCCTTGGGGCGGGGAACCGGGCGACCTGGTCGCCAGCACGGCGCAGACCGGTGACCGCGTCCAGTACTGCTTTTCGCCGCGGCAGATCACCGACGACGTGATGCGGGAGTTCTGATGCTCGAACAAGATTTTTATGCGTCCGGCGCCGAGATCATCGCCCAACTGCGAGAAGCACTGGTCGAGGACCAAACGGTTAAGCGCGTGCTTTCGCGCGGCGAGATGGCCGACCTGGGTGAAGAGCGGCAGATCGTCCCAGCAATCTACGTCGTTTCCGGTGGCCATCAGGTAGTCAGCAGCGACGAGTGGAGCACCAAGTACAGCTTGCTGTGGTTCATCACGATCGCTGTGGCCAACAAGGCGAATGACAAGGAAGTCGTTGTTGCGGACGAGCGCGCCGGCATCGTCGCCAACCGCATGCTGGCCGCGCTTGAAGGCTTCGTCCCGACGGGACACTCGGCCCTGGTAGCACAGACTGCCGGCCGTGCGTACTACAGCCCTGGGTACGCCTATTACCCCTTTGCGTTCTCGACCGAGCGCATCCGCTGCCACACCCCCAACTATCGATAGGGAGCCCACCATGCCCACCAAATGCTGCTTCAAAGGCCGTGGCGACGTTACGCTGGCCGATTACCTGGCCTACGCCGCCAGGACCGTCGGCTTGATGCCCGTCGGCAACGCGCCGCAGTTCCAGGTCAACGCGACCGAGACCACCGAGGACGTACGCGATTTCACGTCGGCCGTCGGTGGATTGCACTGCCAGCACCGTGAGATTCAACGTGTCGACGTGAGCCTGCAGCTCAAGTGCGCCTACCCGCGCAATATGGCGCTTGCCTTCTACGGTACGGGCTCCGAGGACAATGTCACGACCGCCGTGGTCGTCGCCGAGCCCCACGTGGCGTGGCCTGGTGCGACTGTGCCGCTGGATGCGCTACCGGACCGCAGCGTTGCGTACGTCGTCAAAAGTTCCGACGGCGAGACCACGTATGTTGCAGGCGAAGACTACGAAGTCACCACGGCGGGCTCGATCCGCATTCTGGAAGGTGGCGACATCCCCGCGCCCACGGTTACCTCGGGCGTCGGACAGCCAAACATCACGGTCGGGTATACGAAGTCCACCCACACTCAGATCCAGCTGTTCAACAGGCCATCGGCGCCGGTTCATCTGCATTTCGACGGGTTCAACGTCATGGATGGCACGCCTCGGCCGGCTTACTTCGATCTGTACAAAGTGAAGTTCGGCCCGGCGTCTTCCGTCGCACTGATCGATGAAAACTCGCTGACGCTGCAGCTCACCGGCACGGCCGAGTGCGATAAGAGTCGACCGCTTGGAACTGCAGCCGATCCGCTGAGCCAGTACGGCACGCTGCGGTACTGAGTTTGGCATGAACCGACAATCAATCGCTTACGTTGGACGTGGCCGAGTGCATTTCACGGCACCGCTGCGTTCTAACGGAGCGGTGGACTCGTCGGCCGCACCTGGTGCCGGGACCAACTGGCCTTCGGCGCTGTTGAACCCGGCATCACTTGAAATGCCCCCGGGACGATATGTCGGCAATGCAAGTGGGCTGGTGATCACCCAGCAACTGGTCCTGCCGAGGGTCGCGGCATACCCGCGGCCTGGCCAAGCTCGTGGTGGACCGATTGTGCAGTCGATCGCTGCGACCGTGACGCTGTATGGATTGGGCGCGGCAAACATGGCCGACTACTTAAGCGGTGTCTGGTCAGAGTCAGTGGGGCGCACAGTTACAAATCGGATCTTTGCCGGTGGTGCCCGCCTGGTATCTGACAGCATGTTGTTTACCGCGGAACCGATTGACCTTAGCCAGCCGGTTCAGGTCATTCCGAGCTGGGCGTCTTGGATCGAGGGCGAGCACTGGACAGCAGACGCGTTCGGCGTCCGCTTAATGAAGGGATTTTCCGCACCGCTTGGTGCATACGTAGATATTTCCTATCGAAGCGCAAGCGGGGTCGACGTCGTCGAAGGGCTTATCCGTCCCAGCCGCACACTGGGGATCGTCTACCACGGAGTCAATGCAGTTAGCAGCCGTCATGTGCGTGCAGACATCTATCGCGCACAGCTCAATCCCGTTCAAGCGGCAGATCTGTTGAGCGACGGTATCTCCGTTGTGAATTTGAACTTCAACATAGAACCAGTCTTAGCGCCGCTGCAGGTGCGGCCGCGCTGGTATCGGATCATGAGTGCGAACTATGCGTGAACAGCTTGCCCGTGGGAGCTTTATCGGCTTCTCGTCGCTTGAGGATCCCTTTGCGGACCCGAACGGAATGAACGAGAACATCCGCCGGTGGGACGACCATATCGGTCTTTATACGATGTCAGCGCCCGTCCCTCCAGGGACTCCTTTCCCAATCGACATTATCGACGGCCAAGGCCAGATCTACACGAACGGCACCTACGCCACCTTCAATGGCGGGACGTGGAAAACGTACGAGGCTCGCCGTGGCGTGCGCGCTACCCTGGCAAGCGGCACCGACGAATGGATCAACACTGGTGCGGCCTGGATTCAATACAGCGAACATCTTGCTGGGCAAGTCACCGCTGAAGCGGTCGAGATCGTCACGCCGATCCTAGAGGCTGCACAGACCAGCGCATATACTGCGCTGGGCGCGGCAAACGGCTACCAAAGTGTGCCTACAGCACTCTCGGCCGGGGTGACCGGGTATGCGAATCTCGTTGCCGGGTCAGGTGGAACGGACGGTACATTCGCCATTGCATTCTCGGGCGGGGGCGGAACCGGAGCGGCCGGCAAGTTCGTCGTGAATGCTGGGAAGGTCGTAGCGATCCAGCTGCAGGCGCGCGGTAGCGGGTATACCTCGGCTCCGGCCATGAGCTTCGCAGCATCGTCTGGCCTGACGGGAGCGTCGGCAACCGCGGTGATCGGCGACCTAGTGCCTGACGGTGGCATGTTCTCCACCCCTTCGTCGGCCGACAACGACGCCGCGATCCTCTATCAGCGTGTAGGGTCCGCTGCCGTGGAGAAGTCGCGACTACCCAGCTCCGAGCGAGTGACGGCGTTCCAAGATGCAGCGTCACTGCGGAATGAGCAACCCAACCTCTTTACGGCTGCCCAGGTTGCGTTCGACGATCTCAGCAACTGGACGAGAACCGTTCCCCCGACGGTAGAAATCAAGCACGGCCGGCGCGCTCTCAGAGTGGCCAACGGCAGCGCGGTCGCACGGTTCCTCGCATCCGCCTTCGATGACACTGGCAGAATTTCCGCATCGTTGCAGGTAGAAGAACTGGCCGATCCCACGGTCTTGTCACGCCTGCGCATCAACCAACGCGACCAGGCCGGTGTATCGCTGGGGTACAGCGAGAGCTACTTCGGCACCGCCCCGTTCACCGAACGGCGGTACTTCGAGGTGCAGGACGTCGAGAGGCTGGCCGGATGCCACGACGTCGAGTTCATCGTGCAAACCGCAATTACCGCCGGTGGCGGTACGGTTTGGATCACCGAACCGATGATCGGG